GCTGTTGCTCCTCTATTTTGTTTTTTTGCCACAGTTAAAGTAGTACTACTTATAGATTTAACCACATATGGGTTCGTTAAACTCCTAGGGCACATCGTTGCTTGTTCCACTATCATACCGACCTTAATATTAGCGTCGGCACCAGCTAAAGTTATAACGCCAGTGGGATTAGTACCAGCACCACTACCAGCGTCATTATGTGCGTTTTGAGCAGCACTAACACCAGTTCCATGAGCATCAGCTTCTGATGTCATCCAAGGACTGTTACCATGTTCATCTAATTCCGATATTAAACCACCACTGTCATTGAAGTCAGTTACGGTTGCTAAAAGTGATGTTATGGCAACTATAACCATTCCTTTTGGAGGATAAAAAGCGTTAGTACCAGTTACCAACATACTACCTAGTTGGCCAAAATCATAAGCCGTTCCTTGTGAATTTATTCCCATTTTATTTATTATTTATTTGTT